GCATGGTTTGTCAATATTAAAAAACCATCTAATTATGAAGAACTGAGCTCTATAGAGAAAAAATCATTGGATGATCAATTGAATGAAATGATTCGTAACAAATATACCTTTATTAATTACAATGGTTTACGTTTGAAGCGGTTACAAGAATTAACTTCCAATTTTACAAAAAATCTATTTGATAATTCTGTTATTATTATTGATGAAGCACACAATTTGATTAGTAGAATTGTCAATAAAATCAAAAAAGAAAAGGTTGTCCCAGAAAATGATCGTGGAGAGAAAGAGTATTCGCCAAAATTTCTTGCAGTCAAATTGTATGAATATTTAATGAGCGCTAAAAATTCACGTATTGTTCTTCTAACAGGAACGCCTATTATCAATTATCCAAACGAATTTGGAATACTTTTTAATATTTTGCGTGGATATATCAAAACCTGGAATTTTCCATTGAATGTCAAAACAACAAAAAAAATAGATCGTAATGCGCTTCAAGAAATGTTATTAGGAGAGAAATCGTTGGATTATTTGGATTACTCACCTTCTAGTAAAATTCTAACAATCACACGTAATCCTTTTGGATTTAAAAACAAAATAAAACAAGAAACAGGGTATAAGGGCGTTTCCAATGTTAAACGAGACGACTCCGGTAACAACATTTTTGATAGTGATTTCATAAGTGACAATGATTTTGAACGAAAAATCATAACTATTTTAAAAAGAAATGATATTGACGTCATATCAGATGGTATTAAAATAAAAAATCAAAAGGCTCTTCCTGACGATTTTGATTTATTTGAAAATCAATACATTGACAGCGTCACAAAAAAATTGAAAAATGTGGATGCATTAAAGCGTCGTATAATTGGTCTCTCTTCTTATTTTAAAAGCGCTCAAGAAAGTTTATTACCAACATTCAATAAAACACTGGGTGTGGATTACCACGTTGTTAAAATACCTATGAGTGATTTTCAATTCAAAATCTACGAGTCGGCCCGGAAAGAAGAGAGAAAACTGGAAAAAGCATCAAAAAAACCACAACAGAAATTGGATGAATTATATAAAGAAGCCACATCAACTTACAGAATATTTTCTAGATTGTATTGTAATTTTGTTATGAATGATAGACCTCTTCCAATGGCAAAAAAGAGTAAGGTTGCTGAAGAAGGTGAACCAAATGAACCAGAAAATGATATTACAAAGTTATTGAAAGATGCGCGTAAAGAAGAAACAAATGTTGACGTTAATGATGAAAATGAAGGGGAAGAAGAAGGGGACCAAATATTGGATAAATTAGGAGGAGACACTTATAAGGAACGAATTGAGGCCACTATTAAAAATATCAAAGAACGTTCAAACGATTATTTAACACCAGAAGCATTAGCACGTTTTAGTCCAAAATTTTTACATATTCTGGATAATATTAAAGACCCTGAATATTTAGGTTTACATTTGGTTTATAGTCAATTCAGAACACTTGAAGGTATCGGACTCTTCAGTCTAGTATTAGAAAAAAATGGTTTTGCACGGTTCAAGTTAAAAAAAAATGGTTCTGACATTTGGGAAATAGATATTCCTGAAGCGGATTTGGGTAAGCCAACCTATGCTTTATATACAGGAACAGAAACAGTTGAAGAAAAAGAGATAACCCGTCGTATTTACAACGGTGAGTGGGATTATATTCCAACAAATTTAGCCACAGAGTTGAGAAAAATCGCAAATAACAATAATATGGGTGAAATTATTAAAGTCTTAATGATTACATCTTCCGGTTCGGAAGGAATTAATCTTAGAAACACGAGATACGTTCATATTATGGAACCTTATTGGCATCCCGTAAGAACTGAACAAGTCATTGGTCGTGCCCGTCGTATTTGCAGTCATAAAAATTTACCTCGCGCATTACAAACAGTTGAGGTTTTTGTATATTTAATGGTATTATCACCGGAGCAATTAAAATCCGATGATGCAATTGAGTTGAAAAGAAAAGATTTATCCAAGGGCGAACCAAAGGTTCCAATTACAACTGACCAATTATTATTTGAAATATCTGAAATTAAAGCCAACCTGAGTATGCAGTTAACAGATGCTATTAAAGAGTCAGCGTTTGATTGTTTTATTTATTCAAATGGCAAATGCATGAATTTCGGTGACCCTAAAAACAATAAATTTTCTTATGTTCCAGATTATTCAAATCAACAAAGTGATGTTACGGTGCGAGCGAATAAAAAACAGATAGAGTGGGAAGGAAAACCAATTACTTTGAATGGAATAGAATACGTATACAGAAGAATGAGTCCTAAAAAGTTGAATATTTATGATAAAAATAGCTATTTACAAGCCCTTGAAAATGGTGAAATCATGCCAGTTCAAATTGGGACACTTGAAATCAACGATAAAAATGAACAAGTTTTCCGACCATTGGTTACTTAATAACAAAACGATAATATTGTCTCAATAATTGCTTTTTCCTCTTCACTTAAAGTATTATAAAACAAATTCAAATCATAATATTTTGATAAAAGTTTTTCATAGTATTTTTTTAGATTTGATTTTGTATTGAGTGCTATTTTTTTTGAACATTCATTACAAAGTTTCTTTTTATCAGTAGAAATATACAAACGTAATAGTGTATTTCTAAATCGTAAACTATATAATTTTTCAGAAACGATTTTCGTTGTATATAAAATCAATATGAAAAATGGTAGAAAATTCATTATGTTAATGTTAGTGCGTGATAAATAATTTATAATAATTATCTTTGTATTAAAGAGATAATTATTTCAATTTTTTATTTTTTGTAATATCAAATCCAACTTTTCATTCAAAACAAAAATATCTTTTTTTATTTCATCAATTTGTAATTGAAATTTATGATTATTATTTTTTTCAATATTAGATTTATCACTAGTGTTATTTTCAAAATCAATGTTGCTTATTGATATTTGTTTTAATTTACCAAAAATATTATTTGTATCATCTTGATTTTCTGTTTCTAGGTTTTGTTGTTTTAATTCATCTTTCCAAGTTATATGTTTTTCACTGTTAAAAGTGTTTTTTACTAATTTCTCATTTTTAATAGAAGTTTCCTGCGGTTGTAACCAATTTTCATCTACTGCTATTTTAGTATTTTTATTTGTATTATTTATCATTTCAATATCATAATTACGTTGTTCTTGAATACGTTTAATCTCTAATTCAATCTCACTGATGGGTTCGTCTAAATTATCACTGAAATTTGGAACTGGCGGAACAGGTAATGACATTGCATTGGTGAACTCTTCTTGTTTTTTGTTCAATTCTTTTTCAAAAAATGTTTTCCTGTCATTTTGAATTTCCTCAAATGTAATAGATTCCTTCACATGCTCGTCTGGATGAATTTTAATTTTTCTATATTGATTTGTAGTGTAATTAGGTTGTATATTATTTATACTAGTAGTATTACTTATTTTCATTACGTAATTGATGATTAATAAAATATATTTTTTATTTAATTCAATCAAATTACTACAATTATTTTTTTCATTTATAAAAAAATCTCTTATATTTTATTCAAAAATACGCATAAGATCGTTGATTTTAGATTCTGTATTACATGTTTGTTTTATAAGCGGTTCATCTATTAAAACTTCCCATAGCATTTGAAGATTATCTTGTTCTAAAAAATGTTTTATTGACATTTCTTTAAAGTTTTAAGATATATAAACACTATCTTAAAACTTTAAATAATTATTCCTTATAATTCATCATTGAAATAAATTTTCCGAAATTTTTCCATATATTTGTCTTTTAGAATGTGTGTTTTTAAATAATGTTCTGTTAATTTGTCTTCTAACATGTGAACGATAAAGAATATACTATAAATACCACATTCTGTATTACCATATTGATGTTCAACCGGGTGATTTTGATCGTATGTAAAATTTATTTTAGGATTCAATTGCTGACCTTGCATTTTAATTCTTTCAACGAATTGTATTATTTCATTAGGTGCTGTTCGTCCAACACTATCAAAGAAGAATATTTTTCCTTTTTTAATATTAATAAACATAGAAATCCAATGTTCACCAGGTTTATTATGTGGATCAGTATTGAAAATTATTCCAACCTTTGTTTTACCTTCTTTTATTTGCTGTTTTAAATTAAAATTACATAATTCTTCCCATACACATTCACCATACAGCTCTTTTTTATCAAAATCTATTGGAGTTGGACCGATAAAGTCAAAACATTTAAAGGCTTTCTCGTATTGCTTCATTACTTTTATAATATCAATACTTGACAACCATTCGTTTGGGTTTTTTTTCCATTCAACGGGTGATTCCGGCGCAAATGAATCTTTAAATTCTTCATCTAATTTGCCAAATTCATGATTTTGTCTCAGCCAACACGATTCTTTGTTACATAAATCACTCAAGTAATTGGATAATATTTTATGAATTTCCTTTGGATTACTAGTTGTTATTTTTTCAAAAGGATGACGTGCGTTCCATTTATTTCTTAACTTAATCAATGAGTTCTCTGTATAACAAGTGAAATCTTGTATTTCTTTTTTGTCTTTTGGACTACAATTTACTTTGTTCAACTTTATAGGAGTTGATTTTAATTTATGCGTGTGATTATGTATTCTTTTATTTTTTTCTTTACCCTGTGACTTTTTAAAAAAATATCTCTTTGTTTTTTTTGTTTTCATATTTTTATTTTTATGTTTATATGTTTTAAGTGTCATTGTCTTATTTTATAACAATATTTTCTTTTTTCTGAATTCCTTTATTTCTTAAATTCGGTTCTAGTAAATCTATTTCTTTTAATTTTGGTAATATGATTTCTTCTGGTTTTTTTGTTGTGGTTATTTTAACAAATTTTTCTAAATAATTCGGCATCTTTATTGAACGCATAAAAAGTTTGTCTTTTTCCTTATCGTATTTGTTATCACAAATATCTTGTTCATTCAAATTTACTGCACAGTCATTTTCTAACGCTTTATTAAAATCTTTGTATTCTTCTTGTATAATATCATTATTATCTATTATTTTAAAATATTGTATGCATGTTTTAATGTAATTATCAAAAGCAACTTTTATATCAGGATTTATTTCATTGTAATTATCATCTTTTTTCAGAAGTAATTCACGTGTTAAATTTAATATTCTTTTTCTATAAAAATTTTTATCTTTTTTATTTACATTTTTTTGTTTTTTCATAATAGTCATTTTATCATAAACTTCTTTATTTATTAAACAATCTAAAGTAATTTGATTGATAAAATCTTCCGTCATTATAAATTATTATACAATAAGGTTATTTATTTTTTCATAGGTTTACGCCTTTTGGTTCTTGATTTTTTTGCTTTTTTGTGTTTTCTACTTTGTTTTCTACGTGTTTCACGTCTTCCACCTGTCATTTTTTTTCTACGTAAGGTTTTTCGTTTGCGTCTTCTTTCTCCGCCAAGAATTGTGTCATCTTCTTCTTCTTCTATTTCTCTAAGTAGTTGTGCTCTTTTTTCATCTTCTTCCAAAATAATTGGCGAAAAATTATAGGTTCCATCTCTTGAAGTATTTTCGTCAAAACATTCTTCTGCACCAGAATTATACAAAGTTTCTACTATTTTAGAAAGTGTATCATGGCTAATTTCAT